TCCAGATTCTTCAACTTGGACAAATAAAACAGATGATCAAAAGAAAAGAGCATTAATATCAGCTACAAGATGGATTGAAACTTTAGTTTTTTATGGTGAAAGATGTGACGAAGATCAGGCATTAAAATTTCCTAGAAATAATTATCAGGTAGATGGTGTTGAATTATCTTGTTCTAAAATTCCTAGCGGAATTAAATATGCACAATATGAATTAGCTAGAGCTTTAGCAAATGATACAGACGCTATTACTGGAACTACAGGTAAAGATGGAAACTTTAGTGAGGTAAAATTAGGAGATATTCAAGTTAAATATAATACTGATAGTCAGGGAACTGGTGCTGTTAATAATATTTTAGATGTTTACCCTTGGCTACAAAGTTACCTCGGAGCATATATGCTAGGTGGAGCAGGATCTTATCAAATGAGGGTAGTTAGAGGATAATGGCAGGTCAGTTAGATTCATTATTGAAGAGTGTTGCTAAACAGGTTGTAGCTGACTTGGGATCTTCTTTGGATTCAAGTATTGTTTATACAAGAAAAGCATCTGGCAGTTATAACACAAGTACAGGTGCATATACTACAAGCGATACAACTTACAGTATTAAAGCTCCTGTTGAGTTTGTTATTTCTACAGAAGATGATGGTAGAGAAAGAAGAGAAGCAAAAGTTTATATTACACCTGATTTAATAGGAGATAATCAACCTGATTTTCAAGATGAAGTTACATTAACTTATGCAGGATCTACAAGGGCAGGGCAAATAGTTAATATAGATACAAGGCAAGGTGGACAGACTTATCTGTTTACATTATTGGTGAGGTTCTGATGGTTAAAAGTAGAGGTATTGAAAACATAGAGAGAGATCTTACTGGCAACTTAGAACGTGATTTAAATATTTTTGTTCGTGCTGTATTAATTGATTTATCTACCGAGAAAAATAGTCCTGTTGATACTGGTTTTTTTGCTTCGAGTTGGACTGCTGGTACGCAAAGACCTAATCCTAATGAACCAAGAGAAACAGTTGCACCTTGGAGTGATATCAAACCCACAAGAAAAGGTGCTAGATCACCTCAAGCAAGAGTTGAACCTAGATTTATTAATGCAATACCAAATTTCAAACCTTTTTCTAAAGTATTTATTGGTAATACCTCACAATATGCAGCAAGAGCTTTAGGTTCTCCAAGAAGTAAAATTCCTGTATATGTTCAAGGTAAACTTCGTGAGAAGATAGACCAAATATTTACAGATAAAAGACCAAAACTTGGTGTTGCTACATTTGGTACTGGTGTTAGAGGAACTGAACCGAATCCAAATGTCAGATTTACAGGAAGTGGTATTGGTCAATTCGCAGATCCTGAATCAGTATTTGTTGATTACGAAACCCCATGACTTTAGTTAACACAAGAGCAGCTTTTGAAAAAGCAGTAAAAGATGCAGTAGCAGCAGCAGATAATACTGTTGAAATGGTTTATGACAATATGGTTTATAAAACACCTGGAAAAACTAAAAAATATATTCTTATGTCTGTTGATTTCGGACAGGCAACGGCTCAAACTCAGGGAGCATCACAAGATTTCTATTCAGGTGTTATACAATGCAAGATTTATGTTCCAAGAGGTAAAGGTAGTGCAACTTTAGCTTCAATAGGCGAAGCTGTTATTGATGGGCTTACTTCTGTTAATGCTTCTAATTATAGTGATACGTTTAGTTGTTCTCCTAGAGTTTTAGATATTGTCGGCCCTGCTCCTATTGAATTAGATGATTCTTCACACTTTCTTGGCTTAATATCTTGCCAATTTACGGCAAATGCCTAGTATACTAATAATAGCTATACAATAACATGACTAGAGCCGTTGACCTTCTAAAAAACAAATTTGGTGTTTCTCAACTTTATAAACATGAAGTTAAGAAGGATAAAGAAGTTATTTTAACTGTATATTGGCATCCATTGACTATTGCAGAAAGAGAAGCAATAACAAAAAAATCAGATACTAATGATGCAAATGATTTTGCATTAGCTCTTATGATTGAAAAGGCATTAGATAAAGAAGGTTCAAGGCTTTTTCAAGATGGAGATAAGGCTTCATTAAGAAGAGAAGTTGAAGCAAATATATTACAAGAAATACAATTAGCAATGATTGAAGCTGGACAAGCCAGAGGAGTTGAAGAGGCTAAAGCCGAATTGAAAAGCAAATAATAATTGGCGATTTATCTTTTCATTGGCTAAAGAATTAGGAAAAACTGTTGCTGAGTTGTCAGAAACTTTAACTGTTGAAGAAATGATAGGTTGGGCTGCTTATTCACAGCTTGAAAATGAAGAATATCAAAAACAAAGAGAACAAGCACAAAGATCTAGTGCTTTAAGAGGTAAAAAGAGTTAATATAGAGAAAATGTTTTGATTTTTATAGCAAGTGGCTAATTATAATGTCGATATTGGTGTAAAAGTTAGAGGAGAAGAACTTAAAAGGTTTGGAGAGCAACTTAAAGAGACACAAAGGCAAGTAAATGGTGTAAATAGATTTCTTGATACTTTTAGAAAACAAAATATAAGAGTAAATGAAAGTATTTCAAATCTTAATACCCAATTAAGAGATGCTAAAACTACTTTTCAAAATGCAACTATTGGAACAAAACAACAAGTACAGGCAGCAAAAGATCTATTACAAGCAAATGAAAATTTAAACAAAGGATTAAAGCAACAACAAGAATTATTAAATAAGTTATCAGGTCCGAGTGCAAAAGATAATAAAAAATTACAAGATGGTTTATTAAAACTAGAGAGGCAAGCCACAAAAGAACAAGAACAACAATTCTTATTGCGTCAACAAGGACAAGATCAATTAAAACAAAAAGTAAGAGAAATAAATGAACAGAGAAAAAAAGAAAATCGACTATTAAAAGAAAATGTTCTTAGAACCAAAGAAAGTGTTGCTGCCGAAATAAAAAAAAGATTTAGTATTGTTGCTGCTGCAAAACAAAGAAGAGCAGATTTATTAGTAGCTAATAGACAAGTACAGACAGAGATAAAAATAAATAATATTTTGGCTGCTAGAAGGCGAACTCAATCGGCAAGTGGTGGCAGAGCAGGGGGCAAAGGTAATCTTGCTAGTAGTGCAATTATTGGTGGAGCTTTTCCTTTGTTATTTGGACAGACAGGTACAGCAGCAATCGGTGGTGCTACTGGTGGTGCTTTGGGTGGTTTAATTGGAGGTCAATTTGGTTTTGCGTTGTCTATTGCTGGTACAGCTATTGGGCAATACATAGATCAGCAAGACAAATTGAATAGAAGCATTACCAAAGTTAATTCACTTTTCGTTACAATGGGAAATGGGGTTGGTTTTACTGCAAAAGAAATTAAAAAATTAGGAAAAGAAATAGGTGTTACTGCTGAAGAAATTGTACAAATGGTAGATGCCAGCAAGCGTTTTGGGAAAGAGGGTAGTGATGCACTTATCAGTTTCTTTGGAGCAGATTTTAGTAAAAGAATGGGTCAGATAGATGCTATTGCTCAAGTAGATAGTTTAGCTAATTCGCTAAAAGCAATTCAAGCACTTGGAAAAGATTTAACTCTTGAAGAGGAGTTTAGATTAATCAATATGGCAAGGCAGGAAGGGTCATTGGCTGTTCAAATTGAATTGCAAAGAATACTCTTAGAACTTCAACATAAACAAAATTTACAAGAGGCAGAAAGAATAAAACTTGGAACACGTTTTAACATACAAATGGCCAAAGCAGCCGTTAGTGTTTATGAAGGTTTAACAGGTAGGAAAGGATTAGAAGTTAAAAATCTTAATCAGATAATACAAGACCAAATAGATGAGACTATCCGTAAATACGAAGAAATGGATGAGAAATTACTCCAACAGATAGAAAAAATAAAAGCATTAGCAGCAGCTTATTCAGATGGAAGATTAACTATTGCAGACGAAATAGATTCTATAAATAAAAAATTGAAAATTATGATGGATGTACAAACCCAAGTTGTTGAAGTTTCAAGAGAAATTAAAGATTCTTTTGCTGAGTCATTTAAAGAAGTGGTAAAAGGAACAATGACAGTTACTGATGCCTTTAGAAATATGTTAAATAGAATAGCCGATTATTTCTTAGACACAGCAGCACAGTTACTAGCAATGCAATTACAACAAGGATTTTTAGGATTTATGAGTAATCTTTTTCCTTCTTTAAAAACATCAAAGCATGGTGTTGACGGTGAAAGGGCTGATGGTGGGCCAGTAAGGAGTGGAGGTACTTATTTAGTAGGAGAAGAAGGGCCAGAATTATTTACTCCAGGTATTTCTGGGGGCATTACACCAAATTATGCTCTCGGAGGCTCAACAAATATTTCAGTAAATATAGATGCTTCTGGAACATCTGTTGAAGGTAGTGAACCAAATGGAGAAGAATTAGGTAGATTAGTAGCAGCAGCAATTCAATCAGAACTTATTAAAGAAAAAAGACCAGGAGGTTTACTTTCATAATGGCTACTTTCCCTTCTATCAAACC